TTATCTATATCGAGTAGATTCGGATGATATAACCTAGATAACAAAAGAGTATCAATGATAATACCCCTGGGATTGAAATAAGGATAAAGCCTTTTAATAATAGGTATATCGAACCCAACGATATTATGCCCAATGAGATAATCAGCATCCTGGAGATAACTAAGAGCAGTTGTAATGGAATAGTTACTCCCCATTGGTAGCTCTTTAGCCTTCTCGGTATACTTCTCATCATTGAACGATTCATTCCGTTCATCATCATACCAGTAGAGTGAAACGCAGTGGATACGTGTGGCGTTATTTAGAAGACCGTTTGTTTCCAGATCGAACACTATCGGGCCGATTCCAGTGGAATGTTTTGTCTTTAAATTGTGCTTTGTCAACTGCCTGTTGCGTAGGTGGGTTAGGTTTATTTAAGTATTTATACCATGGATGTTCATAATGTTCAAAAATCTGTGGACGGGTTGAATTCGGGTTGAGCTTCATGTTCGGTAAATCTACAGGTGTTTAAATCGTAGGCTAGTTCACACGCTCGGCCAACTTCGCCTGAATAGCGATTTTTAAGGATTCTAACTGTCGTAAGTTTTCTATCAGTATCGGCCTGCTGATCGACTTCGAGGGCAACAACCGTGTCTGATATTTGAGCAATGCTGTGAGATCCTCTAAGTGAGGACAGTGTAACTCTTCCACCCTCTTCGTGCGAAGACCTATCATTTGAACTTCTCCTTAAATGTGATACTAAAAATAGTGAGATGCCAGTACGTTCTACCAATGACCTTAATTTTGTCATAGTAGTATCAATCATTCTACGCTCATCACCATCTAGTCCACTTAATAATATGGATAAATGATCTAAGAATATAACACGACACTCCAATCCACTGGCAAGGTATTCGATCCGATTGTAAATGACATCAGGATCAAAACTGCCGAAGCCATCGAAACAATAAAGATTCCAGTTAGCAATACTGGATTCAAAAGCGGATCTGAGTTCTGATTCACTGTGTTCTCCTATGTGTAAGTTCTTACCTACAGCTGTGGACATCAATCCAAGTGCGGTTCGTCTGTTACTTGCTTCAAGTTCCAAGATGCCAACTGATTCCCCCTTTTGTAATAGGTCAGTTGCAATGTGACGCATGATTGATGTTTTACCGGATCCAGAGCCTGCAGTAAACGTGACAAGTTCTCCGTACCTGATCCCGTGTAATTTCTTGTTGAGTCCTTCAAATGGGTACTCGTGATCGAACGGGGCTTGAGGCGTGGTAACCAGCTCAAGTAACGTTTTTCCATCAATAATGCCATCAGGTCTAAACGGTTTAGCGTCCCATATAGCCTTTCGAATCGCTTCAGCATCGTTAGCTTGTAACGCCTCTGACGGGTCATTATAGCTTTGTAAGCTGGCAATCTTGACTTTGCCAGGCGGGAGTACTGTCGCTGCATCTTCAGCCGCTTTACGCCCCGGTTCATCTCCGTCAAAGAAGAGGATAATTTCTTCATAACCTTGGAACAATGGGATTTGCTTTTGGATGTCCTTCTTCGCAGATGCAGCGCCATGAGGTAGGGATACCATAGGCCACCCTCCCATAGCCTCGTAACAAGATGCCGCATCTAGTTCACCCTCAGTAACAACAATACGTTTACCGCTATTAGGAAAACGATGCTGACCGAATAAAGTGTCAGTGGAAACTCCTTCATATCGGAAATCTTTTTGCTTTGTTTTTGTTTTTACACCTTGTAATACACCTGATTCATCATGATATGGGAATCGTAATACATTACCATCCCTATATATTTGATAGAATTGACATGTTTTCTCAGATAATTTACGTTTATGCAACCGTTCGGCTGATCCTGTAAGGTGTACAGTTTTGCTCACGTTGTGATTGTGAATAACATCATTATCGTCTGTTCTAGTGTGACAGACAAAACAGTAGGTGTGTCCATCAGAATAGAGAGAATTCCCATCTGATGAACCACACTCCTCGCAAGGCATGTGCCTCACGAATTCTGATTCGGTCATTAGACCAACCATTCTATTGGAATATTATGATAAGACGTCCATGGAATATCGTGCTTCTCACACCATTTCGCATAAGTTGTCTTACTGTTTTTATTTATCTTATTGTAAGGTGATTGAAACACCATTCTTATATCTGCTCCCGGATTATCTCTTTTAACCGAGAGTATTTTTCTTCTGTCAGCTGGGGACCAGTATCCTTTTGCTTCCAAGTATGTATAGTTTGGAAGGATAAAATCAGGAGTATAATGGTGCTCAATTGTATAGCTAAGTTTCTCGGACTCATACAAGTAAGAAACCCCCAGCTGTTCAAGTAAATCGGCAATAGTTTTTTCAAGGTTAGATCGAAATTTAGAAGTCTTCTTCTTCGTCATTGGTGGTAGGTGTTACATTTGGATCAGCTGTTTTAAAACCTGCAGACTTGCCGAATAATTCAGCTACTGCATCAGCATCTAGATCACCTGTATCAACACCTGCCTCACCTTTTACTGAGACAACTTGTACACCAACCAACTTGAGAGAACTACCATAGGTAACTCCATCTCTGAGGATATAAGGTTTCTGATAAAAACCAAGTTTAACTGTAGATCCTGCATATAATGGAGTTTTTGTGTCAGTTACTTGAGTACCCTCTGTGTCTACCACAGGAGGACGGTTATCTTCATTCCAAGAGAACTTAATCTTATACTTACCCTCTGAGACTTCTTCCCACGGCTCGGGTTTGAGTGTGGATCTTTTGGGGTTTTTTAATTTTGATTCAGCCCACTTAAGAACGTCTGATCTTTCAGTTTCTAATTTGTCGATGATAGTATTATCAACGATAGCAGCCAATGAGTATCCAAACTTACTAGGTGATAGTATAGCTTGGAATCCTTCAAGGGTTACAGGTTTGTCAGTCTTGTGGATAGTTCTACTCACCAGTGAGTGCCTCCTCTAGTGATTGAGGCTCTAATTGTTTAGCAAGTTCTGATCTGTACTCAGTGAGCTGCTTAATGCGCTCATCGAGTGAGTCTAATTGTCTTTGTTTCTGTTCCTTTTCTGCCTTTTGTAATCTCTCTTCAGAGACAACAACTATAGTAGGCGGATTAAAGAAACTATCAAATAATGATGGGTACATTTAACAAAAGAAATAAGTTGAGTCAATTACTGATGCTGGTTCTAAGTCATCAATAATCGGTGGGTCAGTGCTTGCCCCTATTTGTTGGGCAAACTCGGTTAAGTAATCATGCTCAGCAAACAAGTGCATGTATGTTTCCCTTACTATTGTAGCAAGTAATGACATATCTGTGGCTCTTGTTAACACACTGTCATGAATCAATGCTATGGGTGCATCAAATCTCTGTACACTTAGATGTAATAGACTAGCATCTAGTGAGTGTATAAGATTAGGTGCAGTAGCAGCTTTGTGTCTATTTTTATCTACTTGATCTCCATCCTTGGTAGCTACAGTCAGACGACAACGACCTAATAGTTTAAGGTCTACTGTCTCCATCTTCTTCTTCATTAGTCTTTGAACTACTAAGAATCCAGATGGTGTTTCCCATTCTAAATGGGTAGCTCCGTCCTTGATAGCTTTAGCTACCTCGGTTTCGATCCATTTCATCACTGCCATCGGGCCAGGAACAACATCGTTCATGGCTGCTCTAACAGCAGCGACCGTGATTGTGAGATCATCCTTATCTATCTCTATACCTTTCTCTTTAAGTGCGTCCCTAATGTATGACCTATTACTAAACGGTTTAGCGTTGTAAGGAATTGTCATCACAGTTCTCTTGACGCACTTACGATCCCAGTGTTCATGCAGGATCTCAGGTATATTAGGTTTAGATTTCTCAGCAACTACAGCATACGCATCTTGTGGTCTACTAGATGGTAACACATTAACAAGTTTAGCTGTGCTCTTGTCACGTGCGAGCCCTGCCAAAATTTGGAGGCCACTACATGTAGCGTCTGTGGCGATCATGAGCCCTGTAGTAGGACGATCTTGTAAGACAACACAGTGGTAGAATTCGTCACATGCCGCCAAAAATTGCCAAGGCTCCTCGGCTGCTTCCCAGTCACCTATATTATCTATAGGATCTGTTGCGACACGCATTATAAGATCTACATTATCTTTAGCCCACTGTTGTCTTTCATCCCAAGTATCTTTATCTCTACCATACGTGGTTGCTACATTAAAAGCTAACCATTTATGTGAATCAAAGGTGACATCTGACTCATTAGAAAATCTTATCAGTGACTTCCCAAAGTCAGTATCTTGAGGTGTCAGGAATGCAGGTATAGGGTATGCCCTTCCACGGTAATCGAAAGACCACGGTATAAAGAATTCTTCTCTATCCTTGAATCTATCAACAGCTTTCATAGTCATACGTGTACGACATGACCTACGTGTTTCCTGTGCTTGTTTATTCAATACTTCAGCTGTCTTACGTCTGTACGTCTTCCGACTCTCAGAGTTCTCAGCTATATCTACAGGTTTAGGTGGTAGATCGTAATGAATAATAGGGAGAAACTTCCCGACTCCCACTCCTTTCTCTAATAGAAATTCTGCAACATCTATTATAAAGGGATTTAATCTATATCCAACCTTCTGTATTTTATTTAAGAAGGCGAGTGGTATTTCTCCCTGTATACGGTGGCGGTCTCCACGCCTTACAAGGTCATGTCCTTGCATGACTTCATTAAGCATGTAGCCCCCTACCTCATCATTGCTCCAATCCCTTGGTGGCACTAGCATTGGCCACGCTAATGGACTAAACAATTCAGCATTTGCTATTACATCGTCCTTGATGTCTAGAAACTCAGGTGTAGGTAGTACATATGTAATAGTCTTACGTCCTTCTCTTAGTTTAGTGTGGGTAAACCAACCACTAGATTCCATAATACAATCTAATAGCCAGCCTCCTAACTTAACACGAATAGATCTACCCCATGGTTTCCAATGTTCCACGTTGTATCTCTTCATTAAGGTCTTGATTACAACAATCTTTTGATTGGTACCTATTGATTTATGCCAATAGTTCTCCTTTAATGTTTCTAAGAGTCCCGGACATACTTCCTCATAGTGTCTTATCTGACATTCATCCTCCACTGCATGGCCTATAGAATCGCATACATTGACCGCAAAGTTGCTACCCTCCTTGAAGCTAAAGACCTTATCAAAGGTCACCTTACAAGCGATTGCAGCAGCCGCTAAGGGCTCTAAGTCCTTGAGATACTGATGTATATCCTTGAATGCTACGCCAGTGTGTCCAGCGTGGATGCGATTGTGAGTATTCTCGATGTGATCTACTAATATAGGCAGTAAAGAATCAATAGATGCAATACCATATACTGTAGCTGAAGCATAGCTTTTATCTTCTAGCTTTATAGTATTATCATTGAGACACTTGAGACCCTGACTTACCTGATCTCTTTCAAGTTTCAGTTGTTGTTCTATAAGTGGAAGTGATGTCATCTACTTCATCTAGTATTTGCTCGGTTAATAATAATCTTATCTCATCATAATGCGGGTGATCTTTACTAATTAGATCTAATGCCTGCTTTTGATAAGTATAAACATCATCAATAGTCCTCATCGTCATCCCAATCCTCCTCGGGTTTCATGTAATTTAATTGGTTGGCAGTACAAATAACAAAGTGTTTACCTGAGTCCATGATTTCATCTGCTTTCTTTTTAGCAGCATGCTCACGTTTATAGGTAAACTCTTTAACTTTGCCTGTTTTAGGATCTTCTTCACGTATAATACATAGAACAGCATCAGGTATTTTCCAACCTGATATCTTCCAGTCCATGAAGTCATCAAAATCTATAGGTTCAAAGGCTTCTACAGGTGCATTCCTGATAGCTCGCCATTTGTTAGGGAAATAGCGTTTCTTATTAGTCATAAATAGGTACTACGTCTACTAAATAGTCGTCATAAAGACAAGCTTCTTCATAAGCATCATAAGCTGCTTGATATACATCATAACCGGAATTTAGTATAAAATCCCTGCCAGATTCCATTGTAACATGATACTTCATGGTGAGTCCTTGATTAGGGCGTGATTGTGAAAATACTATAAAGAAAGAAGGCGTTTTTTAAGTGCCTTCGTTCTCTTTTTTGCAGCACGAATTGCCTGCGGTTTTAGTGTTCGCTTAAGTTCTTTATTAGAATGATGTATGTAATTAGGTACTATCATTTGAAATGTTTCTCTATTACTTGTACTTGATCCTCATAATATGCTATCCTTTCAAGTTCATTTGTGATAGCTCCCATAACATCAGAATGTTCACCGATGCCAACAGGATTATTGAGGTATACATTAACATTGGCTTTGTGATAAGATATTTCACCATGAGCGTGTGATAGTAAGGCTTTGATTAGTTCTGTTTTCATGCTGCCACCGTTTGATACTCTGCTTTAATATCAGGTAATTCAAGATCTTGTTTAATCTGTCCTTTCCATTCATCATATTCTTTTATCTTTCTATCCTTCTCT